CTCTTCCGATCTATCACTATTATATATAACCGCCCCTACCCTCACCAGATTATACCAGTCCTAGCCCTTCGGGCAGGGCTTGTCAAGCCTTTTTTTGTCCCCAGGGGGCGGGTGCGAAGCAGCCGCCCCATTTATTATATAATAACAATATAAAATAACAATGCAATAATACAACAGTAATGTAATATAATAAATAAATATAACAACACATAAACATAACAACACATATACAAATGCAGCAATAGCCGTGGCAAGGTGTGCTGAAATCTACGCATAGTGGATAGTACCGTTACTGACATGCAATCTCAGTTCTGCTGCATGTAAAATACCCCCTGTTTTGGTTTTTGCTTCCTAGCCCCCCCGGTATATATGCCGAGGCTTCTATTCTATATAGTAGTAGGATACTACTACTAGCAGTAGTGTTAATAGGAATAAAGGTGGTGTTAGTGGGGTGGGGGTGGGCATCAACTCCCATTCTTGCACATCAATCCCTATCCTGTGACAGCAACAAGCATCAATGCCTATGCAGCAACAGTAGTTAGCATTGCTGACCTATTCGCTATAGTATGCTGTGATGTTATGCTGACTTATTGTAATGTAATGAGACTAGATTCATGCTTTGCAATGTGTCTTTTTATTGTTTGACATAAGGATTTAGAAGTGATATATATATAAACGTAATGGGAATCGTCCTGTTACTTTGTTGTTTGACAATCGAATAAGACATGGTGTGGCGCATAATGCGCTTGCATTGTAATGTCTTATTCGTTCATCAGAAAAGGAAAGTATCATGTCTAACCGTTCAAACGATATCGGCGCGATCATCAACGCCGAAATCAAGACATTCATTCAACAAGGGGAAAAGAATGAGAATCGTTTTGGTACGATCATTCATCGCGTGATGAAAGATTGTATTGAAGTGCGACTTGCAGGTGAAATTGCTCCCTGGAGTGAATGGACAGAAACAACAGGTCAGATTGACGCTGTTGCAAATGCTGTCATCGCAATCTGTGGCTTTGATAAAGAATCTATGCCAGAGAAAAAGAAAAACGGTGTAATCACCAAAGCCTATCTTGATTGGGTGGATATGCGCCAAAAGACTACCGAGAATTTGAAACGCGCGGTGCGAGCTGTCGGTGCGATTTATGTTTTGAATGATCGCGCCGTTGCTGCACATGAAGAAAAGCGCCGTGCGGGTGAGGTGGTAACTGAGTTGCCATTGCTGGCGCAATTCGTTGATGGTCAATGGCGCATCCCGCTCCAATGGTTTGCAGGGGAATGTGATGTGATGATTTCTGCAAAAAGCCAATATCCAGATGGTCGCGGTGGTTTCACATTCCGCAACAATCGCCATGCAATTAGCGCAAACAGTGCAGACAGAAAAGCGGTTGTCTTGAAAATTAAGATAACGCCGGAAGATTTAATGAAGCTGGCGGGTATCGGAACCAAGCGAAGCGCAAGGGCTGGCGAAACTGTTGCGCCAAATGGCGAAACTGGAAATGACGCTGTGCAAACAGTACCATTGGCAAAAGCCCGCGATACAGTTGCGCTTGCTGCCGGCATTGATGATTTCAAATACCGGCCAAACAAGGAAGAAGCAGAAGAATGGGAAACGTGCTTTGACACGTTAGCGACTAACCCATACTTTCGCGCATTGATGGTTGCCGCCATCAGCCGTGCAAATAGGGCGGAAGGTGACGCAGCAAGCGCGGCGCAGCAAAAACGCAGCGCATAACAGGAAACAAAACCCCAGGGCAAAATGCTCTGGGGTTTTTTTTTGTTCTATGTTCTAGCATTTTATTCTTATTTTAGAATTATTTTCTAGCATTGTATTGTGTAATACATCACACACACACACTGCGCGCACATTACAACAACACTTGACATAAGAAACACTCTATGCTATACTCTTATTGTTGTTGTTGAAAAGGAGAGATAAATAATGATTGCAACTGATGCAAAGATCGTGCGTGTGCATATTGAATTGACACACAATCGTATGCCACGTATGGACATGCACATTCATGTTATCAACAATGCAACACACGAAGCTGTTGCATTGTTTCCAACACTCACACATTGCGCGGAATGGTTGAAGGCTAATGCCTTTAACTATGTCATAGGCACCAATGGGGTATGGGCAAGAGCCTAAGAGCAACAAACAAGCAAGCATTGTGACTAGGCTAGATTTGGCACAATGCCTAGCCTTTTTGCCGTTCATCACACACAAAACCGCATACGCATGGGGCGTATAGTGGTATCCGATATGCAAAAGGAGACATTGTAATGGCAGATACAAAGCATGAAAAAATTATCCAACAATTCTGTAAAGACTGGATTGAGTGGGTAGATGCTGGCACACCACATGGATCACTCATGCTAAGTAAGCACAAAGGATTATGTGCAAACTTTCTCTATTGGGTATTGGAACGTGGGTATTATTTAGATGAACGCAAAGCTGCGTTGAACGTCCTTTGTGATTTGTTTTTGCACCAGTTTGGCAGCAAAGACTTTCCGTTTACTACTTCAATCGGCATTGAGAAAACACACAATGAACGCATAGCAAAAGCTGCAACACAATTTAATAAAGAAGCATTGGATGGCACGATGCATCTTAATGCTAATCGTGTAGCATGGGCAAGGGCGCAGGCAGCAAAGCTAACAGAGGAGAATGTGTGATGGATCAGTATGAAGAAACAAGAGCCATGCTTAACGCGCATCTTGCTGACTTTTACAAAACATATGTTGCGTGGCTTGATACAGGTGCCATTGTAATGACGTATCTAACAGGCAACAAGTCATTCACACGTGAATTTGGCTTGTGTGCTAACCTTGTTATCTGGACAGAAAACAAGGGTTTTGATGACCCGCTATGCAATGCATTGGAAAATGCATTAGATATGCAGTTTATTCTGGATGGATTAGACAGGCATTTTCCATTCGGTGACAAGCAGCTTTATGAAAAGGAATGTGCGGCAAGAACACAACACTTAAACCCAAAGCGTGTTGCTTGGGTAAGGGGGAAAGTGTGATGTCACCAGAATTACAAGCATTCTACAATGCTTACGCAACATGGCTGAATAGTGGCGCACCAGAAAAACGGGGCGCAGATGGTGCGCTTTTATCCATGTTTGCGCGCAACATAGGTTTATGCACAAACTTATTGCTTTACTGTGTGTTCAGGCGGGTAAAGCATTCAGATCGTGGTCCTGTCGAAGCTGAATTGTTTGATCAGCTTGAACGTGAGTCATATCCATTTGGTGGCTCGACACTATACGATGAAGAAGCACGTGATGGTACAGCATATCTTAATGCTCAGCGCCGTGCATGGGTGCATAAGCATTCACAAGTGCCAGTGAAGGGAGAAGTGTGATGACAACCAAACAAATCAATGCTCTGCGTGAATGGATCAAAGCAATCATTCGTGCAGAAAAACCTGATGCAGATTGTGGTGATGCTATAGATGAGCATAATCACGCCGATGCTGTGTTGGAAGCATTCAAAGAAGTGCCACCAACCAACGCAGAGGAGATTTAATTATGAAAGAGTTGAAGCAATTTGCCTTTGCATTCTTTAGTCCCATCATATTCCTAGCATATTGTTATGCGCTACATAAAGGAGTAATGTGGGTGTTTGATTTTGCAACTGATTCTACTGGCATTGGCGTTACAATGGTGATTGTCTTGGTACAAACACTTGTTGTATATGCTATAGGATCAATTGGCGGTGAGTTTCACGAATAGCAACGGCACCACTTGACATAAGGATTATTATGTTGTATAATCCTTCATCAAGTTTGAAAAGGGGAAGCACTATGTCTTGGAAGCGATGGTTTATTTGGGATGTGATTCAGTGCATTGTAATGTTTGCCGCGTACATCACTGTACTAGCGGTGCTGTTAGATATTACATTCAATGATGTGATTTACAATACAGTAACGCGGTGGTTTCAGTGAAACCACATGATACAGAATCCGTATAGCTTTCCAATACAATCTACACGACAGCTACATGTTCGTCGTGTAGATAATGGTTGGCTAGTGTGGTTGCTTGGTAGTCCACACACTCCGCACCATACATACCTACACTTGTTCGACAGTGGCCGTGTTGAACGAGTAACAGAAGGGCCGCATGGTGAGTTACATATACTCACCGTAACCAGTGAAAAGGAAATGTGATATGTCAACACCAGCACGTGAGATTAACGAAGCGTTAATCCGTGAATGGATTACAAAGCTACGCAGTGGTGAGTATAAACAAGGACACTCAGCATTGCGTGTGCATAATCCATACGTAAATGAATGTACTTTTTGCTGTCTCGGTGTGCTACAAGACATTGTAGGTGGTGGAGAATGGGAGTCAGTAGGAGGTCTTGTCAGCACAAGTAATGTTGCCTTTAACTGGCACACGCCTGATGGTGATTATCGTGTAACAGCAATGCCGCCGCCTTCAGTTAATGTTAGGCTAAGGCATTTTGGCATCAAAGCATCTAAGCTATCTGCGCTGAATGACGACAATTATGAATCATTCGCCACCATTGCAGACATCATTGAGAAAACACTCAATGAACATCTCGCAAAGGCTGCAACCGATGCGGCTTCAACTACATTAACCTCAACAGCAAACCAGTAAGACAAGGAGAGAATGTAATGTCGGTAAAGAACACACTCGTACGAGTGGCAGAAGATGTGTTCATCAACTACTACGAAATCGCATGCATTGAAGTGTGTGATAATGATGATGAATCAGTGCAGGTTGTTCTAAAGAATGGACACAATATTGTTATTGAGAACACAACAGCACGTGCTATTCACAACGCTGTGCGTGATCAGATCTATAACAATAATAATTCTAGCGGCAGCAAATCCGCCACTATTTGGAACGAATACTAGTGTCTAAAGAACCAGATACATCACCAAAGTCCTCAGCATATCATGCTGCGCGGGGCTATCCATTCAAGTCTGTTGTTTCAAAACAGACACATGAAGATGCACGTAAGGCGAACCAAAGTGCAGAGTCAGAACGTATTGCCCGCGCTAAGGCAAGGGAAAAGCGTAAGACAATGAACGTCAAGCAAGGCACTTGACATAAGCCCCAGTTGTGCTATTATACTGGAGTCGCTGCCGATGTAGCTCAGAGGTAGAGCAACGCACTTGTAATGCGTAGGTCGTGGGTTCAAATCCTACCATCGGCATTTCAATCTTATGTCCGTGTGGCGAAATGGTAGACGCAGGAGACTTAAAATCTCCTACCATATTGGTGTGTAGGTTCAAGTCCTATCACGGACAATACAATGTGACATAGCAAAAGGAAACAAACATGTCAGGCATTACAAACGTAGGTGAAGTGCCAATCAAGATTGCCGAAGCAGTCAATCGCATTGGCACACAGATCGGTGTGCGATTAGAGATTCCTAATGATGAAACAGCATATGCTGCACAGGAATTGTACGTTGCACAGCAGATCAAGCGCGCTGCTGAGTCACGTGCTGAAACTGCGCGTGAGGAGTTTGTTAAGTTAATCACTGCGCCAGTGAACAAGGGTAAGCACATCGTACATGACAGCGCACACGCCACTGTCATTGCTGATATGCGTTCATCACCGCGCCGTCTTGTTGAAGCTAAGCTGGCATCAGCCATTGTCAAGCGGTTCAACATTACAATCGAAGATGCACAAGCACTTATTGACAGTGCTAAGCAAGCAAGTGATTCACTTGTGATGCAGCTAACTCCTGCATTGAAGTGACACAGAATTAGGCGGCAGGGTTTACTCCTTTTATCCCAACACTTACTGCAAGTGTGCGTTGATATGCTATCCCCACAATCAACGTGCGACCCATGCGTGTGCTAATGCCGCCGCGCATGGGGTTTCATTATCATCAGCAACAAATGGAGAAGTTACATGAGTAAGAATGCAATTCAATGTGTTCATAGATCAGTAGATTGGCAGAGTATGCCGCCGCGACACACGGCAACAATCTATAAATACAAAGGCTACACAGTAGCATGTCAGCATGATCGCAAGGCAAAGCCATATGACCTGATACTAATGCTGCATACCTTTGTGCGCATTACACCAGTAGTTAATGGTGTGATGGATTACAGCGGTTCATGTGAATACCCGACTACATCACACGGAGAATCTCTACGTGAATACTTTCGCACTAATGATCCGGTTGAATACCTTGTCTAAGGAAACACTGCAATGTCACTAGAGAGCCAACTAACTCTAGCACTACACGCTACACACCCTGTATGGGTGTGTAATGTAGAGAAGAAATTCTCACCTAAACAAGTTAAAGTATTTGCTACAGATAAACGCTTTGACTGGACTACTGGTAATCCACGTGCTACATACGCGTTCAATGTTGATGAATTATTGGAGAAAGATATTGTCGGAATCTACGCCACAAGGAAACGTGATACCGTTGAAGATAAATCCTAAAGTAATCACAGGCGGTAAGCGTAACGTATCATATCGTATTACATACAATCCCACACAAGCTAGACTTGGTGAGCCTGCATGGGAATGGGAAGTAACTGTAAACATGCGGCCACAAGTATTTCGTGGCGCATCATACACACAGAACGATGCAACAATAGAGGTGCAATCATACATGAAATCAATGACACTGTAACTGGTGACACACCATTTACACGCAGGCTGTACATCGAGTTAACTCCCGATGAACAGGCGGCATTTATTGAAAGTGTGCGTACTCGCAGATTAGTTAGTGTCACTAAGTATCAGGACGCGATTGCAATTAGACAACGCGCCAAGGATGAACGCACATTAGCTACGTTAGATAAAGAATCAGGCATGATGGAGAAAGAGTTAGCTGCACTAGAGAAAGCCTTAGCTAAGGTTGAAGCACGTGCAGTTAAGATTTCTGCTATCAGTTTAATCATTGAATCAATGAGGAGTAATGAGGATGAATGATCGTGACATTAGAGAATTGCGTGGCTCAATTGATCCACGGTTAGGTAAGATTTTAATCTCATTCAACGGAGACATTAAAGCATTGCGGCAGCATGTGGCTAGTCTTACAACATTACTGAATCAATTAGCTGATGTAATGGGTAAGCAGCAAATTGTTATGGAGAAGTTTAAGCCATTGATGCAGCGCGCAAAGCAAATGGGCATTGATATTGGTAGCGATCCATCTGTCACTGGTGAAATTGATACCGAATGAAGAAGTGGGCATCTGTAGATATGGAGTTAGCAACACCCGCTGACATGCATCTACAAACATTTGATTACACAAAGCTAAGTGCAATCAACATGTGTCCTACATGGGGCATCATTAGATACACAAAGCATAAGGCTATGCCGGGTAGTGGTAGAAGCATGGCACTGGAAGCAGGTAGTGCAATGCACGAATGCTTTGGGGTGGTGAGGCTGGTACAACTTGGCTATGCGCAGAAGCACATGGACCATATGAATTACCAAGGAGTAAAACAGTTTGGTAAAGATCGCTGGGATACTATCGCACAAGCTGCATCACATGCCGCAGATGTGGACATTGCCATACGAAATGCCGCATTGGAATGTCTATCTACTGCTGGCTACGTAGATGATCCATTTGATCGTCGCCGTACTTATGCTAACTTAGAAACGTCATTGCTATACTACACACAACGATGGGACTATGAACGCTATCCTGTATGGGTAACTGATGCTGCTGATCCAACATCATTTGTTGGTGTTGAAACTCCATTCGCAGTTAAGATTACTGCATATGCAGATGAAGCTAAGTCAGAGATTGTAGCACAGTTTCTATATACAGGACGCATTGATGGATTGCATGTAGATAAGAGTTACGAGTTACTTATACAGGAGAACAAGACTGCATCACGCATTGACGACGCATGGCGCATGTCATTCAACATGAGTCACCAGGTAACTGGTTATGCAGTAGCAGCATCACTCTTTGCAATGCGTGATGTATCACGTGGACTGGTAATTGGATTAACTATTCCATTACCACGCACACTAAGCGACGGTCTTGCTATCGAGTTTGTTCGACGTGAAAACTTTATGAAAGCACGTTGGCTGGAGTGGGTAGAGTACACAATCGGTATCCACGAACAATACAGGGATGATCCTCTCAATGCTCCAAAGCATACGCACAGTTGTAACAGATACTTTCGTCCGTGTAGCTACATTCCTCTTTGTGCTAGTGATAAGACTGAGCAGGAAGATTACTACGCGATGATGGTGGCAGAAGAATGGTCGCCATTACATGAGAAGGCGGGTGACTAATGCAATTAGGAAACATTGAAGTGCAGTCAACGGCAACACGCCGTGAGACTTTGATCATGTTACTATGGGGTAAACCTGGGTGTGGTAAGACTGTGCTTGCAGCTACAGCACCAGGGCGCAAACTATGGCTACAGTTTGATCCTGCTGGTACTGCATCACTGATGCGTACAGATGATATTCTTGTTGCTGATTTCTCAGGATACAAACCTGCGCAGTTAGGTAACTTCAAACAGGGTGGTATCATTGAACGTGATCTGTTAAAGCTGATTGAAGAAAGTAACATCGACACGGTTGTTGTTGATAGTCTAACTTCATTCGGCCAACTCGCACTTAACTATGCAATCATGTCTGGTACAGGCAATCGCGGCACATTTAAAGCTACGATTGAACAACCAGGACAGACAGGCTACGGTGTGCGTAGTGCATTGATACTTGACTTCTGCACAATGGTTATTCGTGTATGCTCAGACTTGAAGAAGCATTGCATCTTCACGGCGCATGACAATGATAACATGGCAGATGATGGATCAGTAAAGGAAATTACAATTGCACTTGGTGGACAAGGCAAGACTGCATTGCCCGCTAAGATTAGTGAGATCTGGCACATAGAAGATACAGGTAAACAACGCCTTATCTATGTGCGAGCACATGGTCTTAAACGTCCAATGCGTACACGCATGTTTGCTATTGGAGATAAGACTAACTTTGCATTACAGTACAACCAAGAGAAGGAACAAGGTGATGGCATTAAAGAATGGTATCAAACGTGGCAGACCCAAGGATTCAACAAAATCGAATTACCTAAATGATCCACTAGGTTTAGTTGAACCTAGGCCGATTGATTTGCTTTGGTCGAAGTATAACAAAGAACATACTGCTGCACAAACTGGTGTAGTTGATGCACTTAAAGCGGCGTATAAACACATCGAACAAGCGTATGACCAAATACGCATTGCGGAACTGCACACACAGTATCACGCACTAACGCAGGAAGAACTTGCTACGCATGTGTTGCGAGAAGTTGTGCTTGACATACTACATTCAAGGCGTAACCTAATCAATACTATTATTGCATCAGGTCGCGCGCAAAACATCGTTCAGCAGGAAGAACCTGTCTACCATATCTAGTAGGGCAAGGCCCCGCAGATCACTAGCCCTGGTGGATTGACAGGGCATAGTGTATAAGCTATACAGTCCGACACTACATAACAAACCAAGGAGATTACTATGTCTGAATTAGGTTCTATCTATACCTTCCAATCTGATATTTCTACTGCGGAAGTGCCTCAGCCCTTGCCGCCTGGTGAGTATCAAGGTTCTGTTATTCATGCAGAATTGGCTGTGAGTAAAAGCAGTGGTAAACCGATGCTTGTTACACAGTATCGTGTATCTAGCGATCAATTCCCTGCTGATTACACAGAAGGTAATCCAGAAGGTGAAACCTTCCGTGTGTATACTTCACTCGAAGAAACTCCGCGTGGTAAGTTCATGATTAAGAAGTTCATGGAAATGCACGGTGTTGCTCCGAGCAATCGTTTGAATGTTCCTGATTTCCTCGGCCAAGAGGTTATCTTGAATGTCACCCATGAGGATTATCAGGGGATGCCGCAGGGCCGCGCCGTTCCGGTACGTGCCGCCTGATTTTTCTTGTACCCTAGCGCGTTTTTCCTATTGACGCGCTAGGGATTTGCTACTATATAGGAAACATCAACCAGCCCATAAGGGCTACAGCAAAGGACTAAACAAAATGGCTACTAAGAATGTCTCCGCCACTGGCGAAAAGAAAGTCGCTCGCCCCGTTGGCCCAAAGAGCCTGTTCTTGATCTTCAAGCCTGGCACTGATCCGGCCTTTGTGCAGGAAGTTGCCGCTTCCATTGGCGAAGTTACCATGAACGGTCGTGCGCTGATCCGTGCGCTCTCTGGTGGTCAGGCTTCGCCGTTCCTTACCTATAAGGTGGAAGCTGAAAAGCGTGGCGGTTCTAAGGAATAATCCTTAGATGTAATGCAATGTGCAAACATTCGCAGGGGTGTGACTAGCTTACACGCATTACAATTTTAGAATGGGAGTGTTATTTAGCACTCCCATTTTTTATCATTACAATGGTATCCTATAATTTACATAAGGTATCCTATGTCTAATGAATACAAAGTAACTCCACATGCGGGGCATGTGATGTTGCAGATACCAATCCCATTACAATTAACTAGACGCCGTGGTGTAGAAAGTTTACATGCTAATGGTCGCGCAGTAGCGGTACGTATGCACGAAGATGATTTAGCACTATTACATAGCGAAGCAGATAAGCTAGGCATTACACGTGGAGAGTTAATGCGTTGGTTATGTGTGTACGGTGCGGCAGCATTGCATAAACTTCGAACAGGAACAACGGTGGAGATTGTACCATGAGTACGTCAATTAACATTACACTAGATCAGCTTGATGATAAACAACGTCTAGCTGTAGAACGTGCGTTAGATATGTCTAAGCGCATCGTTGCCATCACAGGTGAAGCAGGTACAGGTAAAACAACGATCATTCGTTTTGTGTATCAAGCATTAACTGATGCTGGATACAATCCTGTAATTGTCGCACCAACGGGCAAGGCTGCGCGCAGGTTGAAGGAAGCAACAGGCTTTCCTGCAAAGACTGTGCATATGCTTCTTGAATATA